CTTCGAAGCTTCCCAGCTTCTTAGGCACTGCTGGTTGTGTTGAGTCCCGGTGTACATCCGCCCTTAAAAGGGCCGGTGGCACCAGTCGTCCCAGCGATGGAAAGCATCGTAAAAGCCGCAAGCTTCGGCGCAGGAAGAAACAGACTTCGGTCTGTGACGCTTGCGCCGTTTGGCAAGCTTTGTGGCTTGGTTTTATCTCGTTTGGCATCTCTCAACAAGAGGGGGCCTGGAGAACACGGAACTGGCTCACGCGGTCTATCCGCCGTGATGGGGTGCACAACACTTGCTCCAAGTTGAAGGACTTGGCAGTGTCGATCCGAGGATACGTCTTGTCGGATGTGCAGCCTGAGTTTGTTCCTGGTGTTCCCGTTCGCATTCAGAAATGGCTCCGCCATCGGACTGACAAAGACACGCTTTCGGGTCTGGCCTTCACCAGATTCGCTCGCGCTTTGCCAAAGCCTGGTCCGAAGGAAATTCAGAATGCGATGGCCGCCCACTGTGACTTGATCCTGGATAGACGTACGGTCCCTGAAGGAGTAAGGGACCAGATTGAGCAGTACGTCTATGCAGTTACCAGGGGCAAGTTTATTGAGAGAAGGCTTCATATAACCCCCCCTAACTCCAATCACGCAGTCGGCGAGTGCAGCAAGGCCCGCGGCGGTTACAACGCACATGTTTACCACATGTCGGAGGACCCTGAGTTTCTCGGGGTGGATCCACCGTTGAACCGCGCAGCGCTGGGCAACCTTACTAGGGCACTCTGGCGATTGTGCGACCAAGATTGTAGTGACGGCGTTCAGCAGTATTTGCAATCCTCTCGTGCGCTCCCAGCGGCACGCATGGTAGAGAGGTTTGCACTGAACACGTCTAGCGTTGTTCACAACGCGACTGCAATCGGGGAGCAAGGAGATAAGGTGAGGGTAATCACCGTCCCACCTGCGGACCTCTTTGCCGCTGGCGACGTATGTCGTCAGCGGACTTGGCCAGGCGTTAAGCAATCTGATCGTCGCCTTTTCGGAGGCGACGAGCCTGCAAAGGCCGCCATGACCAAGATAGGTCTTGCGAGGGGTGAGGTCTACGTTAGCGCAGACCTCACCAAGGCAACAGACGGGTTTGCTCATGATGCAGTGCGGGCTGTTCTCAACGGCCTGCGACGTGCGGGATTGGACCCCCACACGGTTAATTGTATGGCCGAGACACTTGGCGTCGGCCAACGGCTGCATTATGTGAGCTATAAACTCGACGAGTTGCCGCCTCGTAAGAGGTCCCAGTTGCTCAAGCGATTCGAGCCTGTTCTTGGGGGGAAGGATGGCACTGTCCCAGTGGCAGTGAAGGTGCCTCTTGTCCGAGGTATCCTTATGGGGACTCCGTGTTCCTTTACTATTCTTTCCCTCTTGAACGGGTGGTGCGCAAAGCCTTTGGGCTTGAAGACCGTCATATGCGGGGATGACGTGGCTTCGGCGTGCGCGCCAGAATCGGTTGATAACTACCGTCTCAGAGTGGAGATGGTAGGGAGCGGGCTTCATAAGCGGAAGACCTTTATCGGGCACAGAGGATTGCTCTTCTGTGAATTGTACGTTCTCCCAGAGTTCAGGGAGAATCGTTGCTTTGAACCGGTTCCGCTTAAGTCGCTCGCAAAGGACGGTGATGGTACTTTGGACACGAGCCACTTCGACACATTCATTTGGAAGCGAATGGATCGTGCTTGTCGTGTCCTGTGGAAAGACGTTCGTGCCAAGGCGAAACGCCTCGGTAGGTGGCCCTGCCTGCCTATCGAGCTTGGGGGCCTTGGGCATCCCTCGTCCGGGAGGATGGGGGCTGTTCCTGGCTCTGTTCGCAATCGTCTTGCCACACTTATTAAGAGTGAAGTACCTATGAAGCCCATACCGGCTTGGAGGAAGCGTGCTGTCCCCTTGGATTGGGGGGCGTACAAGGATGACGAGGAGGTTGCCTGGTCTCTTTTCGAGTCCAGTGTCGCCACGGTCAGCTCTTTGGAGTCTGACTTTGGTGTTGAGACGCCTTACTTCGTGTCCTTCCGTGAGGCTCGTTCGTATGTAGCAATACTTACGAATGAGTTTTATACTGCTCACGGAGGCAAATTCAAGCCGTATGACCAAACGAGATTTGAACCGGGAGAAGTTCTGTATCCGGCTGTAGGGTCGGTCCAGTACTCGTCGAAGGCGCCATTGTCGATGGTCGCCCGAGAGTACATTGGACGCTTGGAGGCGGAAGGAGAATATCTCCCATACGATGCTGTTCGCTACATTCGCGGGCGAACCCGCAAATCTGGAGGGCCCTCGTGAGGGTCGTCCAGACGAGATGCTGCCCAACTGTCGAC